ATATTATGTTGCTGTTCCACCAATCGTAAACTTTTTTATTGTGTTTAAGGTAAATATTATTTAATATGTCTTCGTTATTTCTCCATTTATCAACTTTAGCTAATCTTTCCTTACCTTGTACTAAACCTTTTTGCCAATCTGGGTATTGCTCTGAAAATACTTGTCTATTTTTAAGGTCCTCTAAACAGGTTATCCAGTAATTGTACTTTTGGTTAGCTTCTACCTTAGGTCTGATGTAGTCCAATATATCATCTATTACTTCGTTAAATAGTTCTCTTGGTAGAACCTGTGGACACATCATTATACTACTATCAAAAGCAAAAGTAGTCTTAATCAGTGTATGTATGTCTAACTCTAATGCTAAATCGAATAATTCTTTTAGACTAAATAAACCTGGAGTTGTTATAGTTAAGTCAAAAGCTATACCGTAATCACCATACTGTTTATTAAGGAATAAAAAGTTTTTAAAATTAGCAATCCAACTATCCCACTTTATACCGTGTCTAACATACTCTACTATCTCACCAGTACCATCTATAGAAGCACACATTTGTACCATTTTGAAATGAGGTAGCATATCTTTTAAGTCCCAATGTTTGTATTTAGATCTAGAAAAGTTACTATTGTATCTTATCCATACATTTTTAGCTAAGTCATTGTCTATAAGGTACTGCATAATTTCCCAATGTATTTCCCACATCAGAGGTTCACCACCTACCCAATATATTTCTTCAATAGTACCGTCCTTAACAGCTTTCCATAATTCAGCTTCTGCAACATCTTTTTGAAAGTTTTCTATTGCTGGTTTATTCTTTTTTTGAGCCCAGTAGTCAGTGTTATCTTCAGCATCGTAGTCACCCATAGCTCTTCTTTCTGCTTCCCAAGATGATGATAATTGATCACCGCACATTCTACATTTAAAGTTACATAAATTCCTAACTCTATAGTCAAATGAAATAGGTGGCATGTCAGTATGGCCATCATCTCTAGTTTTCTCAAACGCTTCGTCTATCTTGTTTGGAAATAGAGTCTTATTGAAGTAATCTCTATAGATAGATACGTTAAGTAATTGGTCATTACATACCTGACATTGTGGTATCTCTTTACCAGCCATTAAATCTCTTCTTATACCTTTCATATAATCTGAGTTCCAATGATCTTCTAACTTACCTGGGTTGTAAAATGAATTTTCTTCTGCTTTATCTGAATCTAGGTATTGTGTAGCCCATTCAGCTTTTTCTCTTGAAGCACAGCACATTCTTCTTTCACTTTGAGGTGATAAGTAGGTATGGGACCACGGGGCCATACAAAATGTTTTATTCCCATCTTTTGGTTTTACCTTCATATCTTTTTAACTTGACTGCCTGCATATGTTTTATCTGAATCTGCTTGTAATTGTTCTACTAGATCAATCATATCATCTTGTTGTTGGTCATCCGGTTCTATAAAATCTTGTGCTCCTGGATTAGCCCATTGTGGGTTAAGTATCCATCCTTCATCTTTAGCTTGTTCTAATACACCGTCTACATACCTATTAGACTTAGCATCATCACCATCTACCACCTTTGTGAGAGGTTGTAAGTTAGTCTCAGGTATACCGTCAAACCAAGTTTTAAGGGTTGGAAATGCAGCATAAAAATCTTTACCTCTTCTTTTATCGTATTGTAGGTAAAAAGATCTAAAGTCTCTTTCTCTCGTATCTATAGATGAAGTAAATTCATGTCCTTTATCAACTGATTTTGTATATTCAATAAGTCTTAATAGTGCATCTCTTTCTATATCTATAAACCCATTTTGACCATTGTTCCAATTTTTATCAAGCCAAGCTTCCATTGCTGCTGCTCTTTCTAATCTAATATTTTTTGGTAATGTAACAATAGACTGAAAAGATGGAAAACGTAAGATATTAAACGACATAACTGCTGCCTTATATCCGAATTTCTTTTTAATCTTCATCATTTCATCCATAAACTCAGTAATAGAAAACAAACACAAAGCATTAATAGTCATCATAACGTTGACTGTCTTGATATTACCTTCTTGATTTACCCTATACATATTCTTTAACCAAACATCCCACTCTAATCCAAACCTAATATACTCTGCTTGAAGACCAACTGCTTCACAAGATGTGTAAATACTAAAATCTTTAAAACTCTTAGAAGATTCAATTAATGCATCTAAAAGTTTCTTTTTCTGACCTAGGTTTGAATTGACTGCAAATGGTACTTTACAATCAGGGTTTTTCTTCCACCATTCCATTAGTTTCCAGAAGTCTGGAGACATAGAAGGTTCTCCTCCTGTTACTCTTAATTCTCTTAAGCTAAATTGTAGTTCTGCTTCCCACCATTTCCAAAATGCTTCTATGTATGGATTATCTGTGTTCTTCCTACCGTATGGCATAGCATGAGAACCATCGTGTTGAAATGCTGCTGCTCCATCAGATACTAAATTTTGATAAGGACCATTAACTTTAATGTCTTTCTGCCAAGTAGTACTAAAAGATGCATTACAGTATGAACAACCAAAGTTACAATTAGCATCAAAAGCTATTTCTAAAGTTTTAAGATCTACATCTTCTGTATATCCCATCACTTCTTTAGCATCTTTTAATTCCTCATCTGTGTATATAACTGATTTATAAACTCTATCAGAAACTTTATCTTTACCTAAATCTTCTATCTTCCAGCAATATTCACATTCTTTAGGTCTAATACCTTCCATCATCTGCTTACGTACAGCCTTCTTGTACTTAGTATTGTGAAGTGCTTTATAACTAAACTTTAGTTCATCTAAAGGTATCTTATGAGCTGGAGGGTGATGACAAGATGTTGTCTGACCGTTACCTAGCCATATAGTAGCATTATACCATTTAGCTCCACAGAATGAAGGAGATAGTTTATCTATAACTCGGTCCCTATACTCTTGATGAGTTTCATTAGGTTTTTTTGCGTATACTCCCATTAAAATTTATGTATAAAGTTACAATTGCCTGTTTTATCTACAGATTTATCATGAATGAATTCGTCAAATGTATGGTGGGATAACAACCTTTCGTTACTGTATAACTTTAGTTCGTGAAAAGTAACACCGGTAAAGTGTTCTTTGTCTGAACGTTCGGGTATATTATCACCAGCAAGTACTATAAAAGGTTCAGCTTCATATTTGAAGTTTCTACCTTCCATATTAATTTTAAAATCAATCTCGTTACCTGTAGTGTTATTTCTAATAAATAGTTTTATATCCTGATCTGGTTCAAATTCGTAACTAAGAAATATCCTTTCGTGTGGGGTAACAAAAAGTGGTAGGTTATGATCTTCTTTAGTACCGTCGTCAAATGAAGCAACAAATATCATTCTATCTCTCAGAAGCTTTAACATAGTGTATGCTGGTAGTATATTAAAGATAGCTTTATAGTGGTCTGTTTCATCAGTAAGTTCAAAATCTAATTCTAACTTAAAATGTTTTTTACCATTGAGGTACAAATTGCCAGGATCTTCCGGAAAAGAAGAGCAAATAGTAGTAGGCCAAAGAACCCAAACATCATCTATTGGTATGTTAATCATTTAGTGTCTCTTTTGTTTCGTTATACATTGGCATTAACTCAGGAAATGTTTCACTAAAGTTTAAATTCCTTCTGTCATCATATTCATCAACAAACTTTACAAAGTCTTTTCTAAATTTAGTAATATTAAAATCTGATGTACCTATTGCATAGTCATATAATCTTTTCATTTTTTGGATTTCAATATTTGAAAAACCATAATTATCGTGAGTAAAAGTCTTTATGCCGTAGTAAAGAGCTTTCTTTGCTGCATCTAATATTAACTCTTTATGTTCTTCTGGTAATATTTTTACTGAAAGAAATGTAGGCCATCTTAAGTAAGACGTATCAAGTTGTATTGCGGATGTCCAATATCTTAATCCGTTAGCATGTTTCTTTTTTGCTTCAAAGGTTCTATCTATTAAATCTCCGTATGTAAAAACAGATAATGCATTAAAGGTTGCCATTACGTTAATAGTAACTCTAGGTAGTTCAGTAAGAATCTTATCTACATTTAACCAGAATTTATCATATTTTAATCCGTACCTTGTATATTCAGCTTGAGAACCTGTTGCTTCAACAGAAGTAAAAATAATTAACTCTCTTACTTTATTATTCTCACATAAATCTTTTGCTATAGCTATAAATTTATCAACTAACTTATCTGGTACTCCTAAATTAGTGTTAATAGCTAATGATATGTTAGGATTTTGTTCCCAATTTTCTTGTATGTACTCTAATACTCTAAACACATCTTTAGACATTAAAGGTTCTCCACCAGTCATTCTAAACGTATGTAGGTCTTTATATAAATCAGGCCACCATTTCCAAAAAGCTTCAACATATGGATTATGTTCTCTCTGTTTATATGGCATTTGATCTCTTGCCTTGATATCATCTATGGAGTTAAATTTATGAGTTGTATCATAACCTCCATGTTTTTCAATTTCTTCTACCCATTTAGATGAGTATTGTGGTCCACAGTAAGCACAGGCAAAATTACATGCATTACCAAAAGAAACTTCTACATAACGTGGATTGAAATCTTCTCTCCAATAACTGTCTTTAATCTTATCAAATTCTTCTAATGACCAAGGTTCTGTTGATTTAAATACTCTATCTGAAAATGATGTTGAATTATCTTCTACATTCCAACAGTAATTACACTCTTCAGGTCTTTTACCTTCAAGCATTTCTTTTCTTCTAGTCTTTTTAAAATTGGTATTGTGTAGTGCAGTTGGGTTACGTTTCAACTCACTTAGTGGTATCTTGTGAGGAGATGGATGGTGACATGAATGAGTCATACCGGTACCAAGATGCAATGTAACTTGTGTCCATTTAGCTAAACAAAAACCACACCCTACCTTATCAAGTTTCTTTTTTACTTCTGCAGGATTCATAATTTGATATCTATCATTTTAGCCCAAGGAGTAAATTCTTTCTCCCCTACTAGTTCATATTTAAGTTGTTTAATACCATCACCTTTATAGTCCCAGCTTCCTTTTTGCATTTCAAGAATATATCTTCTTTCGTTTCTAGCTGTCGTTTCACCTTTTTTAAACTTACCGTCTACTATTCCTTCATCTTCATGAGGAAGACATCTCATTCTACCCTCTACCCTATGGGGTATAATTGAGTTAGGTATTCTGATATCTTCTACTTTTTCTTCACAACCAAATGGTGTAAATGGTACTTTTGGGTCTTTAAAGTCTAAATTAACAATATTACCTTCAGTAGGTATGTCTGTATGTAGATTAGAAACTTCGTTAGGTGTTAATGCTCTGTTCCACGCATATACCTTAGCAACATCACCTTTAAAAAACTTTACTGAACTTTCTTCTGGTTCTGAAGGACTAGTACCTAAATAAAAATCATTAGTACCGTAACTTTTTAACTTACCTGTAAATCTCAGAGGAGAAGGACTACCTAATCCTACCTTAGAATCTACCTCTGTACCGTTAAGGTAAAAATGAGCTAATCTATCTTCTGTGTTTAATACTGTAGTAACCCAACTCCATTGCTTATCGTACCTTTTTAACCACATGTAATTGTGTTTGTTGAAACTATTCCAAAAAGTAAATGATAAAGCTCTTGAATTATTAAAAGATAGACCATAGTCATAACCTGGTAATCTTAATATAGGGTATTCAACATATTTTCTTTTATCTGCACCTATTAAAAATACATCATTTTTTTCTGGCTGTTGGTAACATCTAACTAAAGCTGAAATAGTATGAGACCTAGTTGTTAAACCTCTATACTCTCTTTGAAAAGGTATTTTAGCATAAGCATTTTTACCATTAAAAGATAGGTATTTTTGATTTTTTAATTCTCCTGGTAGATATGTATCATTTGTTAACCCCTCTAAGTGACATCTCCAAAATAAATCATCATCTTCCATACCCCAGTCCCAGTAATCGTTAGAATATCCATTAGTTGCTTCAACTTGTTCTTTTGTGAATAACACTGCACCACCAAAGTATTCATGGTATTTTAATTCATAATCCATCTGCTGGATTTGAGTAGCTATGTGTCTAGGAGCTTTTTCTGGGTATGAATAGTCAGCACCATCTTCTGGTATCATATCTATATCATGCCATACTATATAGTCACATCCATCTTCAAATGCATGTTTAGCAGCTATATTTTTTGTAGCACCTCTATTGAATAATTTATCATCTACTTGATGACAAAAATACATACAGAAATCAATACCTTGTTCTTTCAGGTATTTACCTACCTTGGGTATAAACTCATGTAGATGTAATTCTCTATTTCTGTATGGTACACATACTCCTAACTTATGTTTCATTATGACCTTATTGATATAACTTTAGTATCTATTTTATAATTAGCTCCTAAAAAATGATCGTATTCATCTAATACCTTGTATCTACATGATGAAAGTCCATCTTCTAAATACTCTTCTTTACCGCTATTGATAATCTCGTAGTATCTAAGCTGATTTATTCTACTTTTCCAATTCTTCCAATATCCAAGTGTATACCCCTGTTCTTCATGAGGTATTAATTTATACTTACCTCTACGTCTATGAGGTATTTTAATTTTAGTACTAGCTTGATGTTTATTTTCTATTATTTTACAGTTATGTATGCTACCGTGGTTATTTTTACCAGATAAATCTACTAACTGCAATTCTGTATCTAATTCATTATACCTACCTCCAATATTTGACTTGGAAGTTTCTACTTTAACTTCTTGAGTAGTATCTGCTCTATAATAACCTATAAGACTATCATCTGGTTTGTATCTTCTGATATTATCTGTTAACTTTCCTGATATTTTAGTAGATATATCTCTTATTTCTTCTTCTGTTAGTATTCTATTAAAAGTTGCAAATTCATCTATATTACCTTTAAACCACTTTTGTTTGAGTTTTCTTTTCGGATTACCTACTCCTAAATAAAAGTAAGGTTCAGTATTATACTTTTTTATACCGTATTTTTCCCATCTATTCTTACCAATCTTAATACCGTTTAAATAAAAATATATTTCTTTGTTTCTAGAGTCTACAGTAACAACAGCTCTACAAGGCATGTTAGGTAAAGTTTTAGATGTAACTGATACTGCTTCATTACTACTAAGAAAGGCTTCAAATTTATATGTTCTAAAAGAGTTATAAGATAAATTTAAATCTTCACCTGGTACTGCAAACACTGCATACTCATCTGTTATTTCATCTTTATCACACTTTATATCACTAGGGTAAAAAGAAGCATAAAATGTTAATGGACGAGCATAGGTATAGTTATTAGGTATCTTAATATGTGAATTCTTACCGTTAAATGAAATAGTTTTACCGTTTTCAGAATAACTCCTATAAACCTGTTCATCTAGTTTAATACCATTTTTTTCACACCTATACAAAAGGTCATTATCCTCAAACCCCCAACCTCTATACTTATTAGAATAGCCGTTTATCTTTCTGAATGCATCTACTGAAAATAATGTAACACCTCCAAAGTAGTCGTCATTGATAGTACGTGTAAACTGCTCTGTTGCATCAAACTTATTAGCAAGTTGTAAAGGAGTTTCACTAAATGAATAGTCAACATTGTAAGGTAACATATCTATATCATGAAACACTACGTAATCACAACCAAACTCTTCTGCTTTTAAGAAACCTACGTTTAGTAGCTTACCTCTATTAAAGTCTTTAGTGTCTTTCTGTTCTACTACAAAAATATAGGGTCTAAAGTTTTTAACGGTAGTAGCAAAGTAATCTCCAATTCCTTTTATAAATGATCTAAGTTGACCTGGTCTGTCTCTATACGGAACAATAATACCAAGCTTTTTTCTACTCATTTACCTCTTCTTCATCGTCTTTTGTTGGAACTACTGCTCTATGAAATTCATTAAGGTAAAATTGCATTCTGTTGTCCCAATCTTCCTTATCTATCTCTTCAAACCACAGTGTAAGTATATCTACGCAGGTAGCTAGTTTTTCTAAATGCTTTACTTTAGCTTCTTCTAGCTCTATTTTCTTAATTCTGTACTCTGATTCTGTCATATTGTAACTATTTTATCTGTTATACTTGACCATTTGCTATAGTCATTATAATTAATATAGGTAAAATCCCTCAGATTCTCAACTAAATACAAAGGATTTTTAACATCTATTTTCCAATTAGATTTCCTAATAGCATGATACATTATTCTATATTCATCTGAAAATGAATAGTCTTTTGCATTATCTGCTACTTTCTTTATTCTATCTACACATGTCTTATCCCATTTGAAATGATGAACTTGAGTAAATACCTCTTGTATAGGCATTCTCTTAGGATGTGATTTACCCCAACTGTTAGTACCGTCAGCAAATGTGGCATAATGTTGACCAGATGTAATTTGTTGATGTCCTTTCATTAATGTTACTTTATTTGGACATGCTTTACTCATAGGGTATCTAAAGAAACCAGCTAAAGGAAAAGCTTCATGAATAATTGTATCTCTCGTTACTTCAGGAAATATGCCATCTATACCTATCCTATCTAAGAAACCTCCTGTCACAAAGTCATATCCACTTCTCTCACACTTCTCAATGATACTCTCTATAGGTTCTGGGTATACTTGTAATTCGTCATCGTCTGATACTATCCACCAATCGTTTGGTTTTGTTTCTTTTACTGAGTTGTATATTTCTGTTACTCTATGCCAGTTATATTTAGGTTCTGTAAAAACCATAAAAGGAGTAATCCCTAATTCTTCTATTTCTTCTAATATACCGTCATCCTCACTTTGTCTATATACAGCAACATAAGCTTTATCAATCTGGTTTTCGTAATGTTTTAACATATGAGGGAGAATATGGGTATTCTCACCTACTACTGTTACTAGGTTAGGCATGTCTTAAAATTGTTAGTCCTGTAGAACTTGGTTTTTCTGGTAAAATACCTGTATTAAAGAAATCAAATCTTTGCCATTTTTTAGGTATTTCCTTTATAAACTTTGAAGGACCTTCTGCAAATTTTGCATGAGCATCTTTATCTGATATATCTTTTGAAATAATATAGTTATCTGCATATTTTATATCTGTATCATGTATTGATACTACTCCGTTTTTAGACAGTAACTTAGTGTATAGTTCAAAATCTAGTTTTACGTCATCATATGTATGTCCAGCATCAATATGTAGATAGTCAATTTTAATATCTTCTTTTACAAAAAAGTTATAGTATGCATCTTCAGTAGTTTCATTGATAATCCTTGGATAAAAGTTTTCTCTAAAAAATGAGTCTTTCTTTAACCAGTTAACTTCACCACCAACTTCATTAGCCGCATCAACTATGTAGGTACTACCTATATCACCCCAATTGTAATCACGATTACCTTCAAATATACCTGAATCATATAAGTCTACTCTTGCTTGAGTCATTATACGTGGTATAAATCCACCTCCTGAACCTAAGCATACACATACTTTGGCTCTCATAAACTGTATTATTGAGTAAATAAGTAATCCGTCTCCTAAATGTAAATCAGTAGCACCATGAGTCCACCTATAACTTACTGGTTTGTCTTTGTTATTGGTTAAGTAGTTCTTTATGTATTCTAAATTAAAGAGCATTGTTAATATAGTCTAAATTAACTTCTGTACGTTTTAGTATATTTAACAATATAGTGATTTCTCCTTCAAGATTAAACCCTTCTTTGTTTTTTCTTATTAAAGGTTTATCCATCCAGTAATGCCTATACGTAGTATTGCTCTCTACAAATGACATATGACCTTTATCGCTTTGCTCATAGTATTTACCTTTCGCATTCCATTTTTCGTTAAGTAAGGTATCATATTCTATATTATGAAAGTCTAATAAGTGTTTTAACAGTAATTGTTCTGCAAATATTAAAAACCTAGAATTAGGTACTTTTAGTTCTGTAAATTTTTGCATTAACTCTATACTAGTTTTAGCATAGTTATTTGTAAAGTTACTATCTGGAAAGTATTCAAAACAACAGTTAATAGCATGAGGTTTAGGTCTGTTAACTATGTGACTAATTTGCTGTATAAAAGGATTCCATGAAGTATCGTAATATTGATCTCCATTTTCTTCATGAGCAAAGAAAGGTTGTTCGTTTAGGTATTTATCAATATTCTTATAAATAAGAAAATCATGATCCATCATTATAGCTGGGCCTTTGATATACCTTAACTTTTCTAGTTTAGCTGATGCCCAGAACACTCCTTTATTGATTGACTTATTCTTTGGTAGTATCTCTACATTGTCCCATAAGTATAATCCATTAAGGTTGTGTAAGTATTCGTATGTAAGTTTATCTACCGAAAGATTGGTAGTATAAGATGGATGGTGTTTCTTCCATAAGTAGACGGAAGATAACAATAAGAGAGTATCTAACTTGTTATAGAAAGATACCCGTTCCTGTATATTTTCGTAAACCCAATATGTATTCAAAAACCTTTTTTTTAGTTACTATTAAGTAAACTCTGCATAAAATACTGTAGTAGATGTTTGATCTGCCGCAGTAAGTGTGAGTACTGTATTTGTAGATATCGTTGATCCACCTGATCCACCAGCTCTCCATCTAACAAATGTTCTAGGGTAAGCAGCTGATTCGTCTGCTGTTAATGTAAGGTTACTTTCGTCTAGGTTAACATTCTTTATGGTAGCACCTTGACTATCTGCAACAGAATAACCTGTAGCACTAATATCAACATAACCACCTGTTGAAACTTGTAAAGATCCATAAAACCAGTTGTTATTGTAAATCTCACTAGCTGATGTTGGATTACTATTTGAAGGTACTGCATCTCCTAATGCATCATTCATAGTAACGTTAGAATCACTCGATACATTATTTGACCAAGTATCAAATGAACTAAATGCTATATTTGTTGTTCCGTAAGTATGTACTGCCATTTTATATTTTTTTTATTTTACTTTTAGGAAAAACTTTTGAAAGTTGTTTCACTAAATAATCATATGAAAACTCCTGTAGTCTATCGACTATAGTATAATCTATAACGCTTTTCAATTCAGTTTTAGTACCTGTTACTATATCTTCGGTTACTTCTACTGTTCTATATAACGTTACTTCATCTCCATTCTCATCAAAACTAACATATGGTACCTCTTTATTGACTGTTTGTTTTTCTGTAATATCTTCTTCTACTTCTTTCTCAACAATCATTGGTGCAACATATAAATTATCTATTACTATTTCCTTTCCTTCAGAAGAAGGTTTAGGGTAATAAATAACTTTTCCTCCTACTAAACCTACTGCAGGTTTTAATTTATCTGCAGCATATTTTCGTAAGAACTTTTCTCCGTAACTTTTATCTAACCAAGATGTTGTGGTAAATTTCACCTCACCTAAAGTCATATTAACTTTCCAACTATCTATTCTGACAAACAACTTATTAGTTGGACCTCGATTTGTTTCCAAATCAACCTGTAACCTTAAACCCATAATTTAATATACGAATTATTTACTTAATTCTTCTACTTTTGCAGCTAATTCTTTTACTGCTTCAATTAATACTGCATTTAATTTAATATAATCAACTGCTAAATATCCATTATCTCTCTCATGAACTAATTCTGGATATTGTACTTGCAGCTCTTGTGCTTTAACTCCAATATCGTGACCTGTTTTACTAACAACGTCTTCGATACCATCTTTCCAATCAAACTCATATCCACCAATTGCTTTTACTTTATCTAAAGCTCCTGCTAGTGGAGTAAAGTTCTCCTTAAGTCTTTCATCTGATGAATAGTATGCTGTAATATCACCTGTTGCTCTAATCTCTCCTGTTGTACCAGATGCTGCTGTACCAACTCCAAAGCTATCAAACTGAACATCATCTGATGTTTGTAATCCTAAGTCTGTTGCTGATGCTGCTACTCCGTTAGTTGTTAGAGTTACTTCACCTTGTGCTGTTGATGATAAAGCTGATGCAGATACTAAACTATCTCCTTCAGTTAATGCTATTTTTACTTCTGATCCTGTTGGTCCTGCTACCCAATAGTCATTAGTGCCATCCCATAATAGAGAACCACTAGTAGTAGTACCTGTTGCATCGTTAACTGCTAAACCACCTTTAGTAGCTGCAGTTCCGTTTAACGATATAATATTGTCTCCAATGTTTAATGTATTTGAATTTACTGATGTGGTTGTACCTGTTACAGATAAATCACCTGTTACTGTTACGTTTGCAAATTCTACATTATCATCTGTTTTCAACCCTAAGTCAACAGCTGTAGCTGCTACTCCGTTGGTTGTAAGTTGTACTTCACCTTGAGCTGTTGTAGCTATAGATGATGCTGATACTATGCTAGTACCTGCTAAAATTTGTGCTGATCCTGATACTGTTCCTGCTGGTAAGTTTGCTACTGTTTGAGCTGAACCTGATACTGTTCCCGTTGGTAAATGTCCAACTACTTGAGCAGATGCAGAAACTATACCTAATCCTGGGCTATCAAAAGCTGATGCATCAAATGAACCAGAAAAAGACCCAGTTATATTTGCTCCATCCCCTTCTAAAGAAGCTAAATCCGTAATAGTAGGAGCCGTAATAGTAGGCTGGGATATTATTGGCTTTTGTATTTTCATGAGTTATAAGTTTATTATGTTATTGCTGTCTATTATAAATATGTTGTTTTCTACTTAAATTATGCGAATGCTAGGTAAATATATGTACCGCCAGAAGTATTAAATGAACCGTCTGTCGTGTTAATTGTAAAACTGTCAGAACCAAATGTTATTCCATTGGTACAGTTAAAATCTCTTTCTGATAAAGTTGATGTTGCATCTAAAAATGCATCGTTGTTTGTAGCTGCATGTCTTGATGTATCCGCCATTAGCCATCTATCACCACTTGGAGCTACTTTTTTAACCATTATAAACCTAGCTTGGAATCCTAAACTTTCTGTAAGACCTATATTTCCTGTACCTGTATAGGATCCTACCTTAGAATAACCAGCTACTGAATGCCAACAATAAGCTACATAATTGTATCCATCATTTACTTCATCAGCACTACCTACAGAGAATACTGAATCTGTTGGTGCTGTATTATTAAAAAATACTGTTTGGTTATTAAGATCTACTCCTGATTGATTCAATCTTATACCATAGTTAGAATAACTACCATCATTAAACATAGTAGGCCAACCTGCACTTACATTTCTACCTTTAACGAAAATAAGTTGGGGTGCTGAATCTAATCCATGTCCTATAGTAGCACTACCTGCGTTATTACCTGTATAAGTAACTATACTAAATCCTGCAGTAGTATTTGCTTGTACTGTTGATGTTATAGAACCGTTTCCATTTGATGAAGTACTACCTCCATTAGCTTTCCATCCCCATGCTACTAAAGTTTCTCCATTTGAGTTAGCTTGACCACTTGAACCTACTGTAAATCCGTCACTGTCAAAAGTAAATCCACTGAAGCTAGATTCTTGCATATGATGATCAGGTGATAATACATTAGCCCCTCTTGTTGAATCTAATATACTATGAAAGTCATCATACGACCTACCTTTAATCCATACTAAATCAGGCTGGAATCCCATTCCAGTTTTACCGGCATTAGTTGGTCTATCTCCTGTATATGTAATAATACCAAAATGATCTGTACCTGTAGGGCCTGTAGATAGCATAGCACTATCACCTAAATAGTTTTGAGCTAGTTCAGTAGTACCTTTGTATATTTTTGATATTGCTGTATCTCCTAGATATAACGGTGCCATACTATTATGTTACGAAATAAATTGTGTTCGAATTATATGATCCCAAAGCATCATATTGTGCTTGTGATCCTGCCCACATACCTAAAGATGAGTCATCTCTTGTATTTACTGATTGTGAAGCTACTAAATTAGCTGAACCAGTTACGTTTAAACTGCCGGTTATTTGATGAACATCGGTTAATTCATCTCCAAAAATATTTGAACCTGAAGAAAATGCAATAGATGAACTTACAACTGTTGTGTGTATTTTAGATGCTGAAACTTCTCCTAAAGTTAAATTTTGTCCACTTAAAAGTGATACTACTTGAGCTGAACCTGATACTGTATTAGTTGGTAAATGAGCAACAGTTTGTGCAGCTCCAGATACTATACCTGATGGAGTGTTAATTAGTAAACTATAATCTCCAGAACCGGAAATTATATGACCGGCATCTGCTATAGTAACTTTACCTGATGTTGCAGGATCCATAAATATAGTAACCGTGTCACTATTTACTACTTTTACTTTTGTTGGTATAAACAATTCGTTGTTATCATCATATACTTGAACAAAAGGGGATAAAGTACCTAAGTTATGACTTACTGAATGTGTGGTTGCTGAAGTGAATGAATCAGCTGCTGTTGATGAACTTTGTATAGTTGTGACTAAACCTGTTAAACCAGAACCATCTCCTATAAAAGATCCAGAGAAAGACCCTGATATACTTTCATTTCCATCAGCAGTATGTATTTGTCCATCTTGGCCAACAGTTAAAATTTTCTTAGCTGCATCAGTTGCTGATTCAATATCTGCACCTTCAATTCTAATTTCATTTGTATTCCCAATACCACCTAATCTTAATGCAGTTCCACTTGGGGATGAATAAGTAGTTGTAACTACTTGAGAGTTTATGAATGTTCTTTGTGCAGCAATGACAACTTGCGTATCATTCTCTTCTCCATATGTCGATTGTGAAATAAGACTTTCAGTTATTCCAGAAGAATCATATATTGGAACATAATTAGTAGTACCAGATACTAAACCTGTTAAACCAGAACCGTCTCCTATAAATGAAGATGCTGATACTTGACCATCTACTTCTAACTCTGTACCATTGATTAATTGTAATTTGTCCGACCTTAATCTAGCCGTTATATTGTTTGAACCTGCTTTTTTATTTGCAAATTCTATAAGTCCATCTTCTGAACCATCTGAAGCATCTTGTATCTTTGCTGTTATCTTAGCATATACTACTTCTTGGTCAGCATCATTCTCTCCTTTGAACTTTAATTGTCCAAGGTAATCTGCATCTCCTGGTGAACTTGAATTTCTTTTGAATGTAGCTACTGGTGCTGCTGTTGAAGAATCTTCTGTAGCTGTAAGTAATAATGAATCGTCTGTTGATCCACTATTTGTAATCGTTAATGTAGATAAGCTAGCGTCTGAACCACTAACTATTAGTTTCTTCCAATTTGGCATGTTACTTCTATTTACGGTTGGTTACTCTAAGAGCCCACTTCCTCTTACGAGGCCGATAATTAGCTTTATTATAAATATAGGAACTTATCCCTTATCTATCAACTGTTTTAACTTAAGCATTATCTTTTGATAAATCTCAAATTCTTCTCCTTTGTAATTTGCTTGTTGAAGCTTTTGCCCTATAAATAGAGCTTCTGATTTTAAGAATATAGAAGAGGAGGCTGATTGTTTTGCTCCTCTTCCTATGTTTCTTTTACCTTTTATTGCCATTAATAACCTTTTAAACATTTCTTATTATGAGTATATGTAAATATCTTCTCCGTCTATTCTAATGTTTCCATTTTTAGCATAATTAGCATCTTCCGATGTTACTACTGCTGCAATGTATGCATCTGATGTAATTGATGTTTGGTTCCAAGTTGCTCCTGCAAAGTCTAAAGCGAATCTATTTTCTGATTCATCCCATCCTAATGCTGCTCCTTGACCATTTACAACAAATCCGGCATCTTGTGCTGCACTACCTGAGTTAAGAAGTATAAATTGATCTTCTACATTCAAGTTAGTTACTTGTTGCTCTATCGTATTACCTGTTACAGTTAAGTCACCTGTTACTGTTAAAGCTCCACCAATTGTTACATCATCTGGTAATCCAATAGTAACTGTATCTGTTGCACTTACTGCAACTGTAGTTTCATTAGCTGTACCTGAGAATGTTAAAGTGTTACCACTATCAATATCCTGTGTAGTACTACCATCTGAAACAATAAACGTAGTGCTTATACCTGCAATATCTGATGCAATTGATGCACTTAATGCTGTAGATGATCCACTAATAGCAACGTTTCTAGCAGCTGACGCTGTAAATGCCATTAATGATGTTACCTCACTATCAATTGATGCAGTAAATGCATGTATGTTACCTATGTGAGCATCTCTTGATGCTGTAGCTGCCATTAAGTTGGTTACTTCACCATCTAATGCTGTAGTAGTATTAGTGTTGGATGTTATGCTACTAGCTAATGATGCTGACGTAGCTGTTATTGATCCACTAATGTCTGCTGCTATTTGAGCTGATCCAGATACTACATCTGATCCTGCTAGGTTAGCAACTACTTGAGCTGAACTAGATACTAATCCATCAATGTCAAATAAATCTGAATCTATTTGAGCTGATGATGATATAATGCCTGCTCCTAATGCTGCTATAGCTGTGTTAGATAAAGCTCCACTAATGTCTGTTGCTATCTGTGCTGATGCACTAACTAACGCTGGTAATGCTGTTAAATTACTAAATGGTATAGATCCTGATACAATATGACCACCTCTTGCTACAACTGCTCTACCAGTGGTTGCTGATCCAAAGTGAATCTCTACTACATCTGCCGTTTTAGTAAATATTGCAGAAGGTACAATTTGATAATCATCTTCATATACTGTAACTAAAATATTATCACTATTAAAGTTGTGAGTAATAGAAGCTGTAGTTACACTAGTAAACGATGATGTTACTGTTGCATTTTGATCTACTGTAATATTAGTTAATGATGAACCATCACCTGCAAATGAACCAGTGTAGCTATATATTGTACTTTCAATAGAAGAACTAAATGCAGTTAATGCTGCAACGTCTGTTGCTATACTAGCACTAGTTGATGTAAACGATCCACTAATTACTGCATCTACAACATCTAATGTTACTGTGTTGTTTGTTACTGCTGATGTTATACCACCACCATTTGCAAATGTTAATGTATCTGTTCCTACTGTTACAACATCGGTACCTGTTGTACCTGCTATATTAAAGTCAACACTCATGCCAGCAATATCACTTGCTAACGATGCTGATGTTGATGTAAATGCTCCACTAATTGCTGTGTTTCTAGCAGATGATCCTGTGAACGCCATTAAGGCTGTTATCTCTGCATCACTTGATGCTGTGTAAGCATGTATGTTTCCAATATGAGAATCTCTAGAAGCCGTAGCAGCCATTAATGCTGTTATCTCTCCATCTGCAGATCCTGTAAATGTATTAATTGCTACAATTGCTGCTGCATTAACTGTACCTGCTGCATTACCAGATGTAATGTCAGATGCTAATGAAGCACTTGTTGCTGTTATAGATCCTGAAATCTCTGATGCTATTTGAGCTGAACTAGAAAGTATACCATGTCCTTCTCTTAATGCTATCTGTACCTCTGATCCTGTTGGACCTGCTACCCAATAGTCATTAGTACCATCCCATAGTAATGATCCAGAGTTTGTATCTGGTGCAGTAACATCATTAACTGCTAAACCACCCTTAGTTGCTCCAGTACCATTTAATTGAATTATATTATCTGAAATGTCTACTGTTGTAGAATCAACTGTTGTTGTTGTTCCTGATACAGTGAAGTCACCTTTTACTGTTACATCGGCACCACTTAAAGTAAATGCTGAATTAACTGATGAACTAAACGTTTCTAAATCATCTATATCTACTGCATTGGCTGTTATACTTGTTGCTAACGATGCACTTGTAGATGTTATTGCTCCACTAATTGCAGTATCTCTGGCTGCACTAGCAGTAAATGCCATTAATGACGATATCTCACTATCAGCTGAAGCAGTAAAGGCATGAATATTACCTATATGAGCATCTCTTGATGCTGTAGCTGCCATAAGAGCTGATATCTCTCCATCTGCTGACGCTGTAAATGCATGTATATTACCAACGTGAGCTGTCTGTACTGATAGATTGTTAGTATTAGTAGTTATACTACCTGCTAACGACGCTGACGTAGATGTAACTGATCCACTAATGTCTGTTGCTATTTGAGCTGAACTAGATAGTAGTGTTGGTTTGTTTGTAATATCATCAAAGTCAGTACTTATATTAGCAATTGCTGCTGCTAAAGAGGCACTTGTTGAAGTAAATGATCCACTAATCGCTACATTTCTTGCAGCTGATCCTGTGAATGCCATTAAAGACGTTACTTCACCATCTAACGATGTAATATTGTTTTTATTAGTAGTAATGTCTGGTGCTATCGAAGCACTTAAACTTTGTGAAACTGTTAATAATTCAGCTTCAGTTGCAAATGTTGCATCTAAACTACTTGAAAATGTTTCTTGGTCTGTAACTCTTGTTGCTAACGATGCACTTAATGCTGTAGATGATCCACTAATTGCTACATTTCTAGCAGCAGAGGCAGTAAATGCCATAAGTGCAGAAATTTCACTATCTGCAGATGCTGTGAAGGAATGTATGTTACCTATATGTGCTTGTGCTACGTCTACATTATTCTCTTCCGTAGTAATACGGGTAGCTAATGAAGCACTTAATGCTGTTGACGAACCACTAATTGCTGAACCTCTTGCTGCTGATGCAGTAAAGGCCATTAATGATGTTACTTCGCCGTCTATTGATGCTGTAAAGGAATGAATATTCCCAACATGTGATTGAACGACATCTACATTGTTTGCTTCAGTTGTTATACTGGTTGCTAATGATGCTGATGTTGCTGTTATTGATCCGGATATATCGGTTGCTATCTGAGCTGAGCTAGATAAAATACCCTGGCCGGATGATGCTAAATAATTTGAGTCGTTGGCTAGTTGAGATATATTACTACCCGAGACTACAATTTTTTTCCAAGTTGCCATTTCTTATTGATGTTTTTAGTTGTCGTTAGTTATAAATAAATATCATGGTATACTGTTAACTGCCCCCTATAAATAGATTATAATTTGAATCTAAGTATAATCCTCCACTTACGTAAGTAGGTTCAGAAGATTGAGTTAGTAAAGTAAGTGTTCCTCCAATAGTTACGTCACCAGAAAAGACGTTATTATTAGCATCTGCATACGATGAAGTTGCTGCTGTTAAGCTATCAACCTGTGACTGTATAGATGCTGTAAATGTTACTATTGAAGATGTGAATGAATTGAATGTTGCAGGAGTTACTATTCTAGAATCAACTGCTGTTGTAAAGTGAGATGAACCAGTATCTAAACTAACACCTTCTGTGTTAAGTACTATACCGTTACCTGCATCTACATCTATTACTACCGATCCTGCTGAACCTCCTCCTGATAAACCATCACCAGCAAATACTGCTGATATGTCTCCTGTACCAGAAACACTTTGAGGTTTCCATACTCCTGCTGTTGAATCGTATGCTAATACTTGACCATTAGATGCACTTGCTACCGATGAAGATACATCTGTCAGTCCTGCTAAAGTAGAAGATCCTCCTCCACCTCCACCTGGCCAAGTAAATGGTGCAAATGATTGTGAGTTACTAAATCCTGAATAGCCTGGAGTTACGAATGCTTCAAAGAATGATCCTTTATATAGAGCGTTTGTATGTTCTACGTAAACAATTTGACCTTCAGCTACTCTGGTAGGATCCAAAGCAATCATGTTTGAAGCAGAAGGGACAGTTATCCACCCTCCTTGAACAAAGTCAATTTTGGTAAACGCTCCGGAATTACCGGATCTAATATATATGTCTGTTGCAGTTACTGCCATGTCCTAATCATTTTATGGTGCCGACCCTGTTGAAGGCATCAAAAATAGTCTTGAATTATTATTATTTTGTCCTGTTTGAAAAATCATTCCCCAATTAGTATGACCTAAATGATCATTTTCTAATTCGAAATAATATATCCCTGCACTTGTTACTCCTTCAATTGCAATATCTTTAGCATATAAAGAGTATTGTTTTGCTGTTCCACTACCGTAAGGTATTCCTCCATTATACATTGTAGCTGGTTTATCACCAACTACTGATGCAGATGGAAATAAGAATAATGCTATTTGAGCATCTCCACTAAAGTCTAAATATCCGAAACTTGCTAAACCTGTACCAGTTCCAGATGTATTAGATAATGTTGTAAGTGATGAACTATAAAGTAGCTCATTATCTCCTCCTACATGAGAAGGACTAAATGTTGTTCCTAATGCTCCACTTTGAAACATTGCTATTACTGAACCAGAAGTAATGCCAACTCCGTCTCCTCCTACATCACCTAATGTACCATATGCTGCTGCTTCTGATGCTGGTGAACCTCCATCATATCCGTACGCATAAACTAAGTATGGTTGTGCTGCTACTTCAATTGTTCTTCCAGTATGTGTTGTACTCTTACCAAAGTTATCAGAAACTTTTACATTATAATTATAAGTACCTGCTGCTAATTGAGCAGTATTTCTTATAAATGCTGATGATGAATCTGCTGCTGTATAGAAGAAATCAAACTTATCTGAATCACTACCTTCAACACTTGCACTAAATGGTGTATTACTTTCAGTATCTGCAATACTCATACTTACTAAGTGAGTACCTATTGCTACTGAAGCTGTTAAATTAGCTGTAATATCTGCAAAAGATACTACTGTTGGTGCTGCGTTTTCTGTTACATTAATACTTATACTACCAGATCCTACATTATCATATTGATCTCTAAAAGTAATATTAGATGTTATTGATGCTCCTGATCCTGTACCAGAACCGCTTATATGTTGGTTAAGTGAAATTGCTCCAGCATTTGTAATTGCTACTTGAGCATTTGATGAAGTAAATGATTGAACTGCTGCTGTTCCATAATTAGGTGAGTAACTTACTCCTAAATCTGCTTGTGTTCCTGTTCTACCATTTGAATTAGTTACTACATCTGCTCCACTTACTGCTGATTCAATTACATAGAAAGTACCATTAGTTGATAAAGTACCTATATCTGCTGCTGCTACTGTAAATGAATCGTTTTCTGTATTGGTTCTGAAAGCATGTGTATCTGTTACTGATGCTGTTATAGGATAAGTAGAAGCACTTAGGTTATTTTTTGCTTGTACAATCCATGAAGTACCAGATCTAAATGTATTTAATTGACTATTAAGTCCTGTAAATGTTACATTATCGTAATCTACCGTATCACTTTCAGTGTCACTAAACGTTAAAGTAACTAAAGTACTTCCTGATCTACCTAAGTTGGTATTTTGATTAGCTGTTGTGTCACTAAATGTTATATCAGGTGCGTTATTAGTTGTTACGTTAATTGATATACTTCCAGACCCTACATTGTCATATTGATCTCTATATGTTATATCAGAAGTAATAGTGTCACCTGATGCTGTTCCTGATCCACTTAATAAAAATCCTGTTGTTAAATTACCGCTACTATCTACTGCTATTTGAGCATTAGAAGAAGTAAATGATTGTACTGTTGGACTTCCATATGATGGTGAGTAACTTACTGATAAGTCAGCTTGTGTACCTGTTCGACCATCACTATTGATTCTTATGTTATTACTATTACCAGCTGACTCTATAATATAGAATGTACCATTAGTACCTAAAGTACCAATTGGAGCTGCAGCAATTGTAATATCTGTTTCAGTATTAGATACTTGTTGTGCTTTAGCAAAAGAATCAAATACACTAGCTGTAATATCATAATCACCTGCTGGTAGATCATTTATAGCTTTTACTTCAAAAGAAGAAGAATCAGAATTATTATAAACTATTTCAAATAATGCAGCATCTGTTCCAGATAAACTTGCACTATAAGGTACATCTCCTTCTGATTCTGTTATGCTACCAGAAAATAAAGTTGTCCCAGCTACACCTAAATTTGTATTAAATTTAGAAGATTGCTGAGTAAAAGATGCAGTAGGCGGTGTGTTCAACGCTACACTTACACTTATACTACTAGAACCAATATTGTTAAATTGATCCTGGTAGGTTATTGTTGATGAAATAGTATCACCAGAACTAGTAGTCGAACCACTTACGTTGGTGTTTAGAGTTAGTCCACCTACACTATCAATAGTTATTGCAGAATTAGATGAGGTAAATGACTGAACTGCTGCACTATTGTATTGAGGACTGTACGTAACATCTAAGTCACCTTTGGTTCCTGTTCTACCATTGCTGTTGATAACTATATTTGCACCGCTTACTGCAGATTCTATTATATAGTAGTCACCGTTATTAGATGCAGAACCTATTGGAGCTGCAGCAATATTTAAATCATGTTTAGATGTTCTAGTTGCAAAAGAATGTATATCATCTATTGATGCGGTAATACCATAGTTAGAAGAACTTAAATTATTAATAGGTTGTACTATAAACGTACCACCTGCTTGTATTGTATTTAATTGACCAGATGGGTCGGTGAAAACAAATGAAGTTAAATCTACATTGTCACCTTCTGAGTCACTAAATGAAATTGTATTAATTGTTGACCCACTTCTTGCACCATTTGTATTCAGATTAGCTGAAGTATCGGTAAATGTAATTGTAGGTGCAACATTATCAGTTATATTAACTGTAAAGTTTGTTTGTGCTGGAGTACCAAATGAATTACTAGCAGTAACACTGCCAACTAATTGAGTACCTCCATTATATGATGATCCTGATATATTTGATGCTAATGTTACATATCCAGAAGAATCTATACTAAACCATCCTGATGATGAAATAGACCAAGTCACTGATTGATCAGCTGTAAACCTTATATTAGTACCTGTGTATCCATCTGTGTTAGTTTTTACACCGTCACCTGATGTTGCAGATTCTATTACATATAATGTTGTGTTACCACTAATAGTAGGTGCTTGGTCGTCAGCTACCGGAACGGTAACCGTTGCATTATTATAAGTGTTAAAAGGATCAGAAACAGAAGAGCTATAAACATAAGAGTTAATTAAATCTGAGTTAAGATATGCTCCAGCTTTTAGAGTTACTACTCCATTAGATGCCATTTGAAATGCATCTTCAGTTGGATCTGTTTTACTTGTACCACCGTAGGTAGAAAGTGAAACTGTACCACCATCTAACTCTAATCCTGCTAAAGTAAAAGATACAAACGTTATAGTATCTCCTTCTGGGTCTGAAGCAGTTGCTGTACCAGCTGTAGTTCCAGATGATACACTTTCTGTAACACCTGTTAAGGTCTGGTTATTAAATGTAGGAGCAGCATTATCAGTTACTGTAATTGTTACTGGTAAAGTGGTAAATGAATTATCATCTACTCCTGCTACACTATGTTCATCTGAAGCTGTTAATGATAAGCTATAAGATGCTGTTGTCTCGTAGTCTAACGAGCTAGTATTTTGTAATAGTCTGACATATGAACCGGTTTTACTAAATATAAAGTGGTTATTAGCGTCAGATTGTGATGTAATAGTAATAGAATCACTATCGGTGTCAGTAAAATATATTTTAGTTACTTCTGCTGCACTTGCATTTTCATTTCTACTTGTACTATACGAAGTAATAACGTTACCACTAACAGAAGTCTCTCTAAATTGAGGAGCACTGTTAAGACTCACAGTTAAGTAAATTGTTTTTGTTGCTGCAGTACCAAATGCATCAACTACCCTTAATATAATAGGATGTGCATCATTTCCATCACCTCTATCTACAGTATTCATTGAACCAGTAGCTAAAGTGTTAAGAGTCATTTCACCAGTTGAAGCAACTCTAACAAAATCTGATGTATATGCCGATGAAGTACCAAAAGTTAATGATTGACCTTCTGGATCTGTACCTGCTACAGTAACTATTGATGATCCTGATGTTGTAAACTCAGATACTGTTTGATTACCTGTAGTAATAGTAGGAGCACTGTTTGGATAGAATACTGCATTTAAAAAATCTTGTACACTACCTGAAGTTCCTGGATTAAATGAACTTGAAAATAAAGATGGTAAGTTTTCTTGAGAAACTACTCTATTTCCATCGTATGTTACGTCTCCTCCACCTCCTCCGCCTGATCCACTTAGGGCATACCTTGTATCATATGATGATGTTAGTTGACTTGAACTAGAAACTACACCAGATGGTAGTGAAGTTATATAAGAAGAAGTAGCTGCTGTAAGAGTATCAACTTCTGTCTGTATAGAACCTGTAAATATGTTTAAAGAGGTTGTATCACTAACAGAAGATGTAATAAATCCTAACTCTTCAATTTGAGTTGAACTAGATACTGTACCTGCTGGTGTTGATCCTCCAGATCCAAAGCCACTTCTAACAGCTGATGCTGAAATAAATGTATCTGATATAAATGATGCAGTTAAAGCTAATGATGCACTATCAACTAACCCATCTATATTAGATCCACTAACGTATGATGCTGTTGCTGATGCTGTAATGAATCCTAACTCTTCTATTTGAGTGGATCCAGACACTGTTCCTGCTGGAACTGTACCACTTCCAAAGCCTGCTGCTGCAGCTGATGCAGATGTTAAGTAACCTGAAGAGGATATCTGTGCTGATTCAGAATAATAAGTAGAGGATGTAAGTAAATATGATCCTGTTACCGTTATTAATGAAGATACCTGTGAGGTAAGTGTTTCAACTGATGAAGTTAAACTACCAGTTGTAATTTTTATTGCATCTACTTCTGATTGAATAGATGCTGTAAATATATTTAATGAACCTGTTGTTCTATTTAGTGGTCCTAATGATGCTGAATCACTTACACCGCCAGATTCTAGATTAGATAAACGATCAAGTACTGAAACACCGTCAAACGTTATATCAGCTCCACTAACATGTAGTGCACCTGTTATTGCTAACGATGACGATCCTGGTACTATCCTAGCTTGTACCTCGCTTCCGGATGCAAATATTAATGAGCCGGATAATTCTGATGAAAAAGTAGTCATTTACCTCTCTTACTTTTTTTTAACATTACGACAACCTTTTCTACGAATAAATAGCTTTTTATAAAGCTTTCGTATCAATTTCTCCAGTTATTTTTATAGATGACTTACTGTACATCTTCTTAGGGTTAAAATTAACTGCATTTATTGCATCAGTTATTATGTACCCAAGTAAGTTTATATCAAACTCAGTCTTAACAATTCTGTCATTACCTTGAACTAAGTCTGTAGCAGTAGTATAGTTGTTAACCATAGCTCTAAACTTGAATTTATTTGGGTCTCCCCAATATGAATCAGAGGCAAAGTTAATACCTTCGATTATCTTGTTGTTCTGTTCCATGTAGTCAGTAAATATTACACAAGAGTATGTTATATTAACGTAGTCCGGTATGGCTACTGCATACATTTCTTTATCTTTAACTCTATTGTTTAAGGTACCAAATCTATCGTAAGCATTTTTACGTGAATACTGTTTGGTAAATATGCCAAAGTTTTGAGGATTGTTACCATCTAACTTATTACCTAAGTTTCTATTCTTTTCTAGGTTAGTTCTTTTAAATGTAATTAAAGGTGCTTGCATCTTACCGTTTTTATCACGATAATATCCATCTTTCTGCATAGCTGCCCATCTTTCAGGTGAAGCATATATAAGAGGCACATTAATTACTGAACTGTTCTGAGTTACCTGAGGTTTAAGTACGTTATTAAAGTAATAGAAGATAGATTCATCTATATCCTTAACACCAATAGTAATAGTTTCAACGGTATCGTTATCTCTAGATACCTGTAAAGCTCTATCCTTTAGGTTATTCTGTACTTCGTACTCTGGTGTTGGTTTATTTCCTGCCATCTTATCTAGATACTACTTTACTTATACCCACTTTATCAGCTCTTGTAAGGTGACAGTCAACTATGATGGATACTGATGATCCAAAGTTGTTAGCATAGCTAGATAAATTATATCCACTGTCTCTACCTACAAATAACTGATTCTCTCTAACTGTATCTACTTCATAGAAGTCGGTGTGCCATTGAATAATGTCACCTACCTCTGCTACAATATTAGAATCTACCATATCCTCTCTAATAAATGCAAATGAAGCTTCTCTACCTAAATCAGGACCGAATTCCTGTATATCTATTACTTGATCACCTCTAGTTATTAGACAATTTAACTTATTAGCATTAAAGTACGATTTGTCCATTGCTTCACCGTATAAATTAACGTCTGTATCTTCTAAACTTATCTTATGGTATAGGACTTCTTGCTCTATTATATCATTAATAAGCTCACGACTAAGTTTAGTCATTAAATTAAAGTCTCTATTTGATCCGAATAACATTACTTCTCTTCTATTGTTTGTTCCCCTACTTTTATAGCTATTATATTACTATACTTAGTGGATGCATTAACTTTAAATGATTTAAAAGCTTCTATAGGTTCTTTTTGACTGATTAACTTAACTTTATATGTAGCTAACTTACTATCAGTATCTTCTGATGCTATAGTTACGGTAGTAACACCTGGCAGAGCTCGTAAAGCATCATCATACCCTTTAGATCCTTCATCACCGTAGGTAATCTTTACCATGGCTTCATAAGTTCTATAATCTAACTCTAAAAGTAACTGTATTAATTTCATTAACCTACGTATATTACCATTGGTACTGACTTTAATGTAGTCTGTACATCTTCTGCTTCTTTAGCTTGTGCTTCTAACTGAGCAGAACGACCGGTAGCATCTAACATACCTCTTAAACTAGTCATTAGTTCAACTTTTTCTGTTCTAGCATCAGCTAATAAGTCAGCTTGATTTAAAGTAGCTTCAGAACCTGGTATTGGTACCGTTCCGTACTTACCTCTAACGTATGCAAGCATTTCTTTTGCTAATCCTAATGTATACCTGTATATCCACTGTCTTCCAACACTGTTTATTTGGTTATATGTAGGGTTACTATATGGTACTTCGGCTATATTAGTTATTTTATTAGTACTTTGATCGTAATTTATTTTAGATTTGTCATCTTCTAAGTAGTATTCAAAGAACATACTAGCTCCTCCACTAGGAACTGGGAATACTCTTAATTGATTGTTAACTAATTCAAAGCTATATGCTGATTTTCTTATCTGATCGTTAAATTCAATACCTTGTAGTAAAGCTACGTCATAAGATATAGGCATCATCATGAAGTTAATACCTGGACTCATAGCTCCAAAGTTAAATGCAGACATTAATGATTGTATACCGGTACCTGTACCAGCATAAGGGTCAAAGTAACGTTGTATAGCAGGTGGTGCTTCGTAAAACACTTTACTTACCTGTATTGAACCTTCTATACTTGCTGATACTGCCCAATCATCTAAATCGTACACTTGTTGATCAGCAACCATTGCTATTGAACCTGTATATTTAGTTACATTACCTCCAACACCGGCTTCTGTACCGTAGTGTTTAGAGATTTGTATTATTCTGTTAAGTGTAGGGTCTATAAGTTGGTTATTTACTGTGCTTCCGGTAGTTGCTCCTTCTAAGTTAAGGTAATTTTCTTTTATCTTATATTGAAAGACTTCATTACCGTACGTTGTCACTGCTTCCTCAAAGCAAGTGTAAAAAGAACCACTATTTAACTCAACATCCATTAATGGAAAACCTAATCTAGTTGCACAAAAATTAGCAACCTTATCTGCATCAGCTTGAAAATCTGAATCAGTATCATAGAATCCAAATGGTGTAGATCCGGTAGTAAATGTAGAACTACCTCCCCAAATTGTGATATCAGCCATTTATACTAGTTTAATTATAAATAGGTGTAAAAAAAAGAGGCCCGAAGGCCTCTCTCTTAAATATAATTCTAAAAAGAAATATTAGATAGTATCTAAATCGATTACATCTATTTTTCCGTAGAATTCTGGTCTGATCATCTTCTTAGCGTAACGAGTCATTAAACCTTTTCTTGGAGTGAAGGTTTCTGGATCGTATACTAAAGGAGTCATCATTAATGGTACGTAAGGAGCATAAACTGCACCAGCTTCTAAGAATTGAGATCCTCTATATCCCATAAGAACGATGTTCTCAGTCATATAAGGGTTCTTGTATACTTGGAATCTGTTGTTTAATGCACCAACTTTTTGTACGCCCATTGCGAACTGATCTTGATCACCGTTTGTTGCAGCTGCATATCCTGGAATAGATTCTAAGATTGTTGCTACTGTTGGAGATACTACTAAGAAATTAGCACCACCTCTTAACGTTTTCTGGTGAATTTTGTTACTTACTTTTTGAACTTTAGTACCAAGAGTTTGGAACCATTGTCCTTGAGTATTGTAAAAATCAGAAGTTGAAGTTGTCCAAGCAGAACCTTGGAATACTTTATTGTTCTCAGCAGACCATCTGTCTGTTGTGTTTGCATCAACGATTAACATATCTAAAATCTCTAGATCGATTTCCATTGAAATGTACTCACTTAAAAGTGAAGTCAATTCAGCTTCTGCGTCTACAGAGTGATATGCGTTTAAATCTTGTGCAAATTCTGGAGTCCATTGTGCTTTTAACTTTCTAGTCTTAGCAACAATTGCCTCAGATGCAAGTGTAACATCAATTTCTGGTATAGAAATAGAAGTATCTACAGCTCTGTTTGATCCAGCTTCAAAGTCTCCTCTGTCGTTGTCAGCAGGCTGTTGGTGGTAAAGTACTGTATAATCATCAGTATCACCAAGATCTTTAGATCCAGTGTTTACTAAGAAAGATACTGTGTTACCTGATACAGAAGTATATTGTGCGTCAGAAGTAATATCTACAGATGCAGATAATAATCTAAATGCTCTTACACCTTTAGTATCAATTTTATCATTAGCGTTAAATGCTAAAGATACTTTTTTAAATGCTACTTGTTTTACTGGATCGTATCCAACATCAGCTAAAGCAACAGAAGAAGTTGCAGCACTTGAAAATGCTTTTGAAGCAGAGTTGATTGTATATCCGAATTGTCCAGCACCGTAAAGACCACCTGTTGGATCTGCATCTTTAGTCATCTTTGAAGATGCTTCAGTTACATTACCGTACATGTTTTCTCCGTCAGTTCTTCCATTTCTAGAATCTCCATATTTGAAGTCTAGGTAAAATACAAGACCTGAAGGTAGGTTCATTGGTTGCACAGATACGAAATCTTGTGCAGAAATTTGAGCAAATACTTTTCTTACTAATGGTAATGCTACTCCTGCCCATTGCTCACCTTGACCTGCAGTAAAAGTACCACCTGTCCCAGTTGTGTTTGCTTCAGCAACGATTTGTTTAGCTTGGTTTTCAAGAATCATAGCCATGTGACCTGACTGTCTTTCTTCTAAACCTTCTAACAAACCTGATGCTGCCCACTTGTCAGCTAATTTAGCAGAGTCAGCTTGCATATTCTTGTAAGAATTGTTGCTACTCTCTAATAGGTTATTAATTTCCATAATTAAATTTTAATAGATTTTTATTATTTTATAATTCCAGCTAATTTTTGCATTCTAAGAACTGCATTAGATACTTCAGAAATTACTTCAGGTTTTTTAGCTGTTGTACCTGTAGCTTTAGAAGCACTGCCTTTATGTTCTTTAATTGTTGTCTCTTTTTTAGTACCTACGTTATCAGCAACAGTTTCGAATACTAGCTTAACTTCTTTTACAGTTTCAGCTTTATCGAATGCAGCGATAATGTTTACTTTTTGAGATTCTGAAAGGTTGTTAGCCTTAAAGATTTTGTTAACGTAAAGTAATTTAGCATTTAGAATGTTTACCTCGTTTAACTCTGATCTTAGAGTTTGGATAGTATCTAATGCTTGACCTAATTCAGACTTGTCTTCAGTTGCATCTTCTTTAAGATCAGCTACTCTATTAATATTGTAGTCAGATCCATCTGATTCTGCGTTAACTTGAACTGATGTGTCTTCTTCTACTTTTTCAGTAGCTTCGTCCATATCGTCTTCTTTTTTGCCTTCTTCCATTTCTTTTTCGTCATCTCCTTCTGAGATAGCGTCTAATTCACGGATAAGTTCGTCAAGGTCAATTTCCTCTTCGCCGTCGCCCATTTCAGGTTCCATACCAGGTTCTTCCATACCTTCTTCGTCTCCCATTCCTTCAATATCACCAGCATCCATATCGTCAGCAGCAGCGTCTCCGCCTACTTCTTGAGCAATAATGTCTCTGATCATATCTTTGAATTGGTCAACTGAAAGATCTTTTAGATCCTCGTCACCTTCAATAGCGTCTTCACCAGCTTCTTCGCCAGCGTCTTCGATTTCTGCTTCAGCTTCGTCTTCAGATTCTTCTGAATCATCCTCGGCTTCGTCTTCGTCAGCTTCTCCTACTGGTTGTATCTCTGTTAGGTCTTCCTCGATTGCTTCGTCTTTTTTGTCGTCTTTAGCTTCGTCCATGTCCTTGTCCTCTTTGGCTTCGTCCATGTCCTTGTCTTTAGATCCTTCTTCAATCTCTTCTTCGACTTCGTTTACTACTTCTTCTTCAACAGATGAATCTTCCATCTCTTGTAGTTTAGCAGCTAACATGTCTTTAAGATGAGGTGTTAAAGTCTCTTCTAAAGCTTCTTTAGCGTTAGCAATAGCGGCTTCCCTTACAGATTTAGCTTCAGCAATAGCTTGCTTGAATAAATCTTTGTTTGCCATTTTAAATAAATTAATTGATTTTCGAACGATTATTTAAATCGTTATGTGAAGTTAAAAATTCTTATTAACACAATAGAGATTGTGTATTCGTATATAAATATATACTAATTACGAAAACTGAACGTTATGCTCTTAGTATATCGTTGATAACTAAATTTAACTTACTATATTTAGATAATTTAACATTACCTTCTTGTAGTGCAATTGGATTCATAAATGCTCCATGTGTAGATGGATTAGATACAAAATCCCAACAAACTAACTCAAAATCAGGCTGTACTTCTAATTGCCCTTCATTTGTTTGGTTTACAGAACCTGTACCTCTAGATGAGATACCAATTGTATGTCCTGCTTTAATTATTTCTTTGACTATATTACCTGCTGGTGTATTAAGTAACTCTACTTTACCCATTAGGTCATCTCCTTTCCAATATAGCTCTTTTACTATATGAGATGCATTCTTTAACGATACTACAGGAGATTCAGGGTGATCA